AGATGTTAATAAAGCAATTGAACAGGAATTTAGATCAAGAGCATTAAAAGCTTTTGCTGATGTAAAATTAACAACTCCAGTTGATACTGGTCAAGCCAGAAATAGCTGGTATATTGGGTACACTGAAACATATTATAATCAAAATGAGCCTGCTTTAACATCTAATATAAATATTTTGGTTCCAAAAAATAAACCAAATAAAATTATTGTTACAAATGGTACAACATATATAGAATTCCTTAACAATGGACATTCACAACAAGCACCTACTAAATTTATAGAGGCTGCTTTTAAAAAATACTTTGATGAAGTTAATGTGGAAATAACTAACGGATAAGGAAAAATGGCTGTAAAATTAGACATAATTACTAATGTTAAGGGGCAGAGCCAAGTAAGTTCATTACAATCTGGTTTAAATAAATTAGGTACTAATGCTACTATAGCTTCAAGAAGATTAAAACAATTAGAAACTGCAGCTGCTAAATCAAGAGCAACTTTTGCAGCACTTGGTACAACTTTAAAAGTTGGTGTTGCTGCATCATTAGCTGCTGTTACTTTTGGTATTGGTAAATTTATAAGAGATACATTTCAAGCAGGACAACTTACTGAATCATTACAAGTAAGATTTAAACTATTATTTAATTCAGCTTCAGAGGGTGCAAAAGCATTTGATGTATTAAATCAATTTGCTAGTAGAGTTCCATTTTCACTAGAAGCTATTGCAGCAGGATCTGGTAATCTAGCTGTCATTGCTAAAGATGCTGATGAATTAGCTAAAGTATTAGAAATAACAGGTAATGTTGCTGCAGCTACAGGTTTAGATTTTAGACAAACTGCTGAACAAATTCAAAGAGCATTTGCTGGTGGTATAGCCGCTGCTGACGTCTTTAGAGAAAGAGGTGTTAGAGCAATGTTAGGCTTTGAAGCCGGTGCTAAAGTATCAATTGAACAAACTAGAAAAAGATTTTTTGAAGTATTTTCTAGTGGTGGTCAATTTTCTAAAGCAACAAAAGACTTTGAACAAACATTAGAAGCACAGGTTTCATTTGTAGAAGATGCTTATTTTAGATTTAGACAAGCCGCTGCTCAGCCTTTATTTGAAGGTGTTAAACAACAATTAATTGATTTAGTAGGTAATTTTAAAAGAAATGATGCTGAATTAAAATCATTAGCTAAAACTGTTGGTGAAAATTTAGCAGGAGCTTTTAAAAGTATTGAAAATGCAATTAGGTTTGTATCCACAAATATTGATGCTTTAGTTACTGCATTTAAAATATTTATTGGATTAAAAATATCTACATTTGTTGCTAGAGTTGCATCTCAATTTATTTTATTAGCAGCAAATATAAAAGGTGCAACAGTTAGTTTAGCTGCTTTAAATATAGCTTTAAGAGCAAATATAGTTGGTATTATTATAACTGCAATACAAGTAGCAGTTGTAGCATTTATTGCATTTAATGATGCTATAATGAAAGTTGTAAATACAATTAGAGATTATTTCATAAATAAAATGAAAGAAGCTCAATTAGCAGTCCTTAATTTTGTTTCTAAATTAAAAGTGTTTCCAAAAGCTTCAAAAGAAGCAGAACAAGCTGCAAAATTATTAAGAGAAGAACTTAATCAAATAAAAATTGAAGCTAATGAAGTTATTAATGCTTATACAAAATTAAATAAAAAACAAAAACAATTATTTTCAGGAACAAGAACAACACCAAGAGCTGTAAGGGATCCTAGATCAAGACCTAATTTTGGTGCTGCAACTGATCCTGATTTTTTAAAAAGACAAGATGAATTAGCTTCTATAAATGAACGAATTATGTTCACAAATAGAAGAATGATTATTGATCAAGCTAAAGCTAACGCTGCTCAAAGAACATATAGGGATCTTTTACAAGATTCTGGTATTGAAGCTAAATTAATTTCAGATACAATTAGTACAACTTTTTTAGAAGGCTTAAGACAAGGTAATTCATTATTAGAAACGACTAAAAATTTATTTAAAAATGTATTACAAACTATAGCTGAAACTATTATAAAAAAGACTATTGAAGTTGGTATAGAAAAATTATTTGAAAATTTAGGAACTAAAAAGCTTATAGTTGAAAAACAAATTACAAGTGAAAAAGCTCAACAATTAGCATTAGCAACTGCAACTGCTGCTGTAAGTGGTGGTAATGGTGGTAGTTTATTTTCTTTCTTAGGTTTTAATAAAGGCGGAGTTGTACCAGGTGGTGCACCATATACAGATAGAGTACCTGCATTATTAACACCAGGAGAAGTTGTAATACCAAGAGATAAGGTTCAAGGATCTATGGGTTCAGTAGTTAATAATACATTTAATATATCCGGAAATGTAGATCAAAGAGCAATTGATCAAATTAAAGCTGTTATAACAAGTAGCCCTGCTGAAGTAGGTGGAGCTAATAGAAATTTTACTAGAAATACTGCTGGTTTAAGAAATAGGAGAAAATAATGTCAAAAATATTTGAATATACAAATAGTGTCTCATTAAATAGAGCTGCCAGAGTTAGAAGATCAATATCTAATTCAGGTTATGCTAGAATTGAAAGAGGCAGTCCAACATTTTATTCTATGGAAGTAAGTTTACCATTATTAACTAAATCAAAATATGATGAGGTTGAAGCAGAATTATTAGGAATAACAGATGGAATAGATTTTAAAACAACTGATTTACCATCAACAATTAATTTAACTTTTGCTAATGGATCTATAATTGCACAATCTGGTTTATCAATTGATATTGTTAATGCAAATACAAGTGGAGAAGATGTTCAATTGGCTAATGTGGATAATTCAAGCAATGTTAAAGCTGGTGATTTTATACAATTTAGTTCAAGCACAAAAGTTTATCAAATTAAAGCTGATGCAAATGCTTCAAGTAATTTATTAACTTTTAAATTAATGACTGGTGCAATTAACCCAATTGTAAGTGGTAATACATTTACTTATGGTAATGGTGTACAATTTAAAATGTTATTAAATGGAAGACCAAATGTAACAGTTGTTCCTGGCCCAGGATATAATTATTATGCTTATGATAGTTTTAATTTTCAGGAGATATTATAATGGTAAAGTCAATAGATTCAACAACATTAGCTGAAGTATCAAATACTAAAACTTATCCAATTCAATTAATTAAATTTCAAGTAACTGCAGATAATAATGATAGTTTATTTTTAAATACAGGATATACAAATATTACTTATAATGGTGATACATATTTACCTGGATCAAACATAATTGGTTTATCTGCTGTTGAAGAAACTAAAGATGTAAAAACTAATTCAGTAACTATACAATTAAATGGTTTACCAAACACAATAATAGCTGCTTTAGAAAATGTAAATGCTATTGGTGGTATAGTTACTATATATCAAGCTTTTTGGAATGATGAAAATGGAGCAATTGAAGGCCAAGTATATCAAAAATGGCAAGGTATAATTAATTCACATTCAGTTGATGAAGAAAACACTAATGAAGGTGATGTTAATATAAGTATTGAATGTAAAAATATAGTAGGTGCTTTATTAGATACTAAATCAGGTAGGTTTACATCTGATAGTTCATTTAAACAATATACAAGCAATGATGCTTCAATGGAATTTGTGGCTTCAATGGTTAATTTTAATCCAAGGTTTGGAGCAGAAGAATAATAGAGAATAAATATAATGATAAGAATCGGAGAATATAAAGATGTTGATCAAGGTGTAAAATTACTTGAACAACACAGAAAAGAATTTGACTTTGGTCAATTTAAAGAAGATAATACAGAATATTATAAAGGTTTAATGGAAGCAATAGCAAAAGATAAAACTTCAATAATATCAGAAGATGAAAATGGAGTTATAGATGGTGTATTATTAGGAATGAAAATACCTAATTTATTAAATCCACATATAACACAATTACATATTTTATTAACTTGGGTTCATCCTAATAAAAGGGGTTCATCTATATTTTATAGAATGAATAAAAAATTGGAAAAAGAAATAAAAAATCATAAAGAAGTTAAAGATATAATTTTTTATTCTATACCTAAAACAAATATTAATTTTAATAAATTGAACTATAAAGAATTTCAATCAATGTATAAAAAGGAAATTTAATTATGGCAGCAGCTGCACCAGTTATAACAGTTCTTACATCAGCAGGTGTTAAAGGAATGATAGCTAGATTTGCATTGTCAGTAGCAGTTTCATTTATCGCAAATAAATTATTTGCTCCAGATATTCCAAATGCAGGTGTTGGTGAAACAGCCCCTGATCCAGGAGTTAGACAAAGAATTGCATCAGACCCTAATAATAAACTTCCTGTTATTTATGGACGAGGTAAAGTATTTGGTTCAATTACATTTGCAGATATAACATCTGATAACCAAACAATGGCATTTATTATTTCATTATGTGAGGGGCCGATTGAAAGTATTGATGATGTATATTGGGATAATTTTAGATTAACATTAGACAGTGATGGTAATGTAACAAATGCAACAGATCCAGATGGTAATACAGATGATTTTTTAAATGGAAATTTAATAGTTAAAAAATTTAAAGCTGGTGGTAGATGTTCTCCTATGGAAACATTTTCCTCTAAATGGAACACCAATGCTGAAAATAGAACAATGCCAAATGTTGCATATTTGTATTGTGAATTAAAATATAATAGAGATGAATCTGTAACAGGTTTAACAACTAAATTAGGTGCAGAAGTTCAAGGTAAATTAGTTAGGACTTTTACTGGAAGTACTTTATCAACTGATACTTTTTATTCAAATAACCCAGCTGAATGTTTATTAGATTATTTAACTAATAGTTTTTATGGTTGTGGTGATGTATTATCAGATAGTGATATTGATTTAGATTCATTTGCTGCTCATAAAACATTTTGTGATACTTTAATTTCACATACAGATAAAAATGGAGCAACAGTAAGTGCTAAAAGATATACAACAAATGGTGCTTTAAATACTAATGATACAAGGGATTTAAATATTTCCGATTTAGTAGTTTGTTCTCAAGGTATATTTAGTTATCATTTAGGTAAATTTCAAATTATTTCTGATACTACAGGAACATCTGTAATGTCATTTACACCTGATAATATGTATGGTGATGTTACTATAGTTAATGATGGTTTTAATAGTACCATAAATAAAATGAATATTTCTTTTAATTCTATTGATCAAAAATTTCAAGATGATCAAGTATTTTTAACTTTAGCTA